GTATTCCGCTGCTGCCACTTTGTAAGTCACGTACTAGAGTTTTGGTGCCATTCCATACACCACTGACTAGGGTTTTACCTACAACTTTAGCAAATGCCTCTCCAGCTTCTTTGTATTTGGCTGATAGGTATTCTAATGCTTTGGCATTTCTTTCTTTGGTAACACGCTCAAGTTCTGCTTTGTCTACCAGTGCTTCGTCTAGATCTTCAATGTTTTCAGTGAGTCGTTGGATTTCAGGACCCATGTCAACAATTTTCTTTCTACCTTTGTCAATTGATTTGTTAAACTTGTCAAGGCTTTCTATGGTATTTTTTAATAGCTGATTTTGTCTGTCTGTTTTTTCTTTTTGGGTTCGCTCTTCAGGACTAAGTCTGGCACGTCCAGTGCCGCCAGCTGTACCTCCTCCACCACCGCCACCTGATGGTAAAGCACCCAATCGATCTACTAGGTTCTCAAGTATCTCTTCTAAACGATCTAAATCTAATGCCATTTATTATATGCTCACTTTATTGGTGCTAAATATTACGTAGTATATCATATATTTATTGGAAAAAATCACCATGACTCAAACTAATCCTTTAGCCAAGCATTTTCGCCAGCCAGCGATCTTTTTGAAGTTGCCCAGTCAAGGCAAATACTGGCCGGAAGGTGCGCTAACACTGTCAGCAACAGGTGAACTACCAGTTTACCCAATGACAACCAAAGATGAAATATTATTACGCACACCAGATGCACTGATGAATGGATCTGCTGTGGTAGAAGTGATAAAAAGCTGTATTCCTAGCATTTTTGATCCCTGGGTCATGCCCAGCGTAGACGTTGATGCTTGTTTGATCGCTATCCGTGTTGCCAGCTACGGCAACGACATGAATATATCAACTACTTGCCCTAGTTGCAAACATGTCAATGATCACACCATTGAACTCACAGCAGCTTTGGAACAGATCACCATGCCCAATTTCAATGAACTGATCAATGATACTGATTTAACCATTAAACTAAGACCTCAGACTTATTTTGCTATGAATAAGACCAACAGTGTAACTTATAAAGAACAGCGTATTTTAGATTTATTAGCCAAATCTGAAGATGAAATCAGCCAACAAGACCGTGAAACAAATCTAAAAGCAGTCACTGACGAACTGATTGATCTAAACATGGATAACCTAACGGCCAGCACAGAATATATATTAATGAGCGATGGTACCAAAGTCATTGACCCAGCATTTATTAAAGAATTCTACAGTAATACCAGCAGTGCATTGATACGCAAAGTCCAAGAAAAACTAGGAGACATCGCTGCCGCAGCGGGACTTAAACCCTACGACAATGTCTGTGAAGAATGTAAATTTGAATTTAAAACAGATGTTACATTTGATTACGCAAATTTTTTCGCAGTCGGCTCTTAGCTCTAAGCAATGAAGAAATCGTCCAGATGATTGAAAAGATGGACAAAGAGGTAAGAGCCTATAAAGAAGATGCCCTAAGAATGTGCTGGTATATGCGCGGTGGATTGAGCTATGACGATAGTATGTTGCTCAGCAAAACTGAACGCGAACTCATAAACGAAATAATCAAAGACAATCTAGAAACTACCAAAAAGAGCAAACTACCATTCTTTTAAGATGTCTGCGACATCTGCATTTCGCTTGCGCTCATGCTTTTCTTTCTACTCTATAAACTTTGAATTAACTTTGATTAATGATAAGTTCTTAACTGCTTTATCCAGATCTTTCAGTCACAATTTACCTATACCAGGCAAATTGCAACAGAGACTTTATCCGAGTCCTTCCTGCACACTAACTAAAAGAGATTGTAATCACGTACACGGAGGCGGTCAGCCGGTACCCCCTACTCTAGATTCTTCTGGCGGTAGCTCACATAGCCGTAGTTAGCCAACTATGTTTTTGCTCTCAGGTTGAGTTGTTTCAGAGCCTGAATCATTTGGTTTTTACACCTAATTGATTGCCGTGCCGTCATGTGTGTAGTCTAATCTACACGTTCCACCAGCGGCCATTATGCGAGCTGGATCTCCTCATGACACAGTACGAAACTGCGATATTAGCTATTTTGTAAACTTTAAATCTTTAACGGAATTCTTACCTAGTTTTATCTGTATGATGCCGTTGTAGTTGTCTTCTCTCAGCAACACGCCTTCAGTAAATTGGTAATAGGCTTCCATGTAATTAGTTTCGCCACGTGATTTACACAAATGTATGATCTCGCGTGTGAACTTGTCCTTGCCTAGTTGGTTGATATCTTCTTGAAGACGCGGGCTACTACCCCAATAGTCTTTCCAATCAGTCTCAACTGTTTCTCTGCGCTTGTTTTTCTTGCCTTTTAGAGGTGGTCTCTTTTTGATGGTAGTAAAATATTTGCGGCCTACATAATCGTAGCCATTTGTGGTATTTGTTATTCTGTAGATAAAGCCGTAATAACTGTTGATATCCTCGGACTCAAAGATTTTTCCATTATAAGTCCAAGGATTATCATATGCCATAAAATTATTTTGCTGCCTTAGCTGCGTTTTTCTTTTCTTGGATTTCTGCACGACGAGCTTTAGATAACTTACCTAAATCACCTAACGCACCACGAGCACGTGTGCCAGCTGCGCCTACACCTTTGCCTTCAAATTTTTCATTTTCTGCCAGATATGCTTCATATGCTGCTACGATTTGTTCATGTGTTGTTGCCATTTTCGTTTCCTTTTTTAAAAAATTATACTGCCAGTCTTGCTTGTTTACGAGCGATTTCTCTCGTGATTTTTGCTTTATCTTTCTTACGTTGTGTTTTATCTACTAGTGCTGTTAGTTGTGTGATATTTAAAGGTCTTAATCTTGGTTTACCATTTTTATACAACATGGGATTACCTTTGCGTTTACCTGGGTGTACTCTTCCTGTTGGGCCTGCCATATTATCTCCTTAATTTTATATTACTTATATATTATACCAGTGGCTGATAAATTAATTTAATACTATAAACTTTTTGTTTGCTAACACTAATAAACTATATCTTTCATAAAAAGTCAGTGTTAAATCATCAAAGTTATAATTTTTTGTATTGATGTATTCAATATATTTTTGACTAGGTAGATAGTCCTTATTAAGCAAATGCCATTGCTGATAAAAATTTTCAGATGAGTCAGTTAAAACAATTCCATGTTGTGCTAACGATTGTTTAAATATGTCAAAATTAAAAATAATTGAAGATACAAGAATTTGTCTATCACTGATATCGTGTTTGATTTGTGTATCTTTAATAATATTGTACATGGCATATTTTTCTGCTACACTTTGATCTGTAATTATTTTTAATAATTTACTATCAACTGCTTGCGGATTGCATTTTTTAAGACAAGCAACAGCAACAAAAGGTAAACTTAATTCATCAGCAATGATGTCAATGGTGTATTTGTTAAATTTTTCAACGCCATAACAATGATTTTTGATGTACCAAACGTCAGTGTCAGCTACCAATTGATCTAATTCTTTTTCTAATTTTTTTTCATCAAATTGAGGATAATCATTGAGATCAAGCCCAATCATGTCAAGTTCTGTTGCAGCAGTTGTTGATAGGTGGCTGATATCCATTGGAATACTGCCCACTTCGTTTATTTCTTTAAACTTTACATTAGTTTTAGCTGTGGGATAAGAATCCATAATGAGTCTTAAGGTCATATCCCCAGCATATCCACCCTTCCATCTTAATATAGTCAAGCTCATACCGTTATAACCAATGAGTCCTCAACAGACTCGGCTGATATTTCTTTTGCCAATTGACTTATGGGAGTGGTTAATCTATTAAAATCTATTCTATTATGTGGGATAGTTGCTATAATTTTTCCTTGCGGATCAATAAAAGTTTTTAACTGATTAAGATTAATCATTACATCAGATATGTTTCTATATTTTAAAAAAGTACCACTGTGTAATATTGCTAGAGTTTTTGGTTTTAATTTCTGCAAAGTATACTCAAATAAAGATCTGTTGTTGGGATCAACAAACAAGGTATTTGTATGGAAGTCCTTGGTTGCCAATTGGAATCCTTTGTGTTCTATATATACTGCATTAAAATTAAATCTCCAACTACCACTAAACAATATTACAGTATTGCTGTCAAATTTTCCTACAATAGAATTAATCAAATGATCTGATATAGGATATACTGTTCTTTCTGCCCTCTCAGCTAATATAGCAGGAGTAGTTTTAATAGTACTATCGCTATATGAACTTAGTATTTTCATTTGGTAATCTTAAAATAAAATCTAGTCAACGGATGCACCCAATTAAACTGTTTGCCATCGTCTCCTGCACCGCTATAGTAATCTTGTAATTCAGCCTGTACATTTGAAATCATAAATTTTTTAATAGCAAGATCATAGTCAGAGGGCAAATTAATATCATATGTGTCGGCTTGTGCTAGGTATTTGTTTATAGACAAATACAATGTACTGTTGTTTTGCAGGGCAGAATCAATGATAGCATTTATATTATTAACTAAAGTATTAAAATTAAATGAATGATTGACAATGTAGATACAAAAATCATAGGGAGTATCTTTAGTTTCTATCAACGATTGAAAATGTTCTGAGTCACCTTTGAACAATATAGATCTAGGATTTACCTGTTTGATTTTTTCTAATAGGTCGTGATCCTGTTTGATCATCGCATGATCTTCAAACCAATTTAATTGTTGTTGTCGCCAATCAAGCATGGTCAAAATTACAGTATAAAGTTATTTCTTCGATAACAGTGTTGTTGTTTACGCCAGTTGCATAGTCAATAAAATTACACACATCTGTTAAATCTATACCATTACCAGTCCACGTTGGCCTACTACGACTTAACTCTGTATCTAATCTATCTAAGGTAATTAACGTAGTTCTAAACGGAACTTTATTTTGTTTAAATGCCTGTGTGCCTTGTTTACTAGCATGTTCTAATGCAGCCTTGGATACGCGATACGTTTCAAATCTAGGTTCTGGAGCAACAATATTCTTCGCTCCAACAGATCCAATATTAAAAATATAACCTGATTTATTGGCACTAACCCATGCATCATAAACAGCAAAATATACATTAGATTGTGCAAAGTTTGCCCAAGGTTCTTGTGGTGGCCCATCAAAGGCGTTGTTAACAAAGATATCATAGGCTAATGATTTTTCTGCTATTGTTTTAATATCTTTGGTAATATCAAAACCGTCTGCACGACTTATAGAATCCGCAGTAAAATGATCGACTAAAGATAACCCTAATCCACGGTTACCGCCTGTTACTAACATCTTCATCTCTTGTTTCCTCCTTGATCCCATACTTTGGTCAGTTTACTACCACAGGTCATGGCACATTCAAATATTCTACCATGCTCTAAATCCTTAGTCCAACTGTGAACTAAATGATCCCAAAAGTTATTTGCGAATATGTCTTCTAGTGATCGATGTTTTATATTTAAATTATCTAATCCATAGGTTTCTAAAAATGTCCTAACTTGATTTTTGCCGTTGACAAAACTCAAATCATTGCTACCTGGCAGGGTATCTCTATCATAAAATCTTTTATCGTATAAATTGTGTGTAAAGAAATTACAAGGTAATACTAATCCTTCACCAGTTATAACTACCTTCTTACCTAATAACGCATCACAGCGTATTTCTGTAGAGTCAAAATAGTCTCTTATATTATTGTATTCTTTCTTTAATTCTGTCAACCTTAGCATTGAACGATTTTTGTACTGTGGATTAACAGGCGGTTCTAAATTATAAGTACCAGCTGGCCAAAATTTCATTTCTTCTACTTGATTGTGATTGAAAAATCTACCAGTGTTCCTAGATAAGAATGATTCAAACCCCATGTCCTGACTTAACTGTTTAGCCTGCTCCACTTGATGTTCGTTGTGTTGGAATACAATATAGTTCCATTGTGCTTTGCCACCTGCTGAAATAAATGCAGATGTATTAGCCATAACTTTATTCCAATGTACGTTACGACGATATAGATGGTTGGTATCAGCTAATCCGTCAATACCAAAATCTATTTTACCATAGCCATTTAATATGCCAGCAAGTTCTGTCCACCACTCGGGACTGCGTATACCACCATTGGTATGTAGATATAACCAAACTGTAGGACTTTTACTACGAAAATCACGCAAGATATCTAAGAAGTCTGGGTGTGCTATTGGATCACCGTAACTACCACAAAAAAATATCTGGCGCAATCTGCTGACTAATTTTTTAGGAAATGCCTGATCAATGACTGTATGTGAAAGATACTCTAAAGGTAGATAAGGGTTTATCTCTTCCCCATTGATATTGCGTGGACATTGTGGGCAGGCAGCATTACAGTGCGTGGTAATCTCAATTTGATATTCATCAATGGCATCGTAATCAAACATTAGGTAATTTCTACATCAGTGTTATAACTAGTAAATCCGTTTTCTTTTACCACAGTGAGCACATTGTTTACACGACCACCTAGCTCATCTCTGTGTGATACTAACCAAATAGATTTGTGTGCATCACGCGACATCTTTTTAAGTATAGCCATGGCATTCTCTACACCTGACGCATCCATACCACTGTCAATCAACTCATCAATAAACAATAAGTTGATTGGTTGATATAATGACTCCCACACATCACGGAATGCCCATGACAATGAAAGTATCAATCTGTTACGTTCACCGCGCGATAAATTATCAAAGTCTAGTTCACGTCCTAACTCAGTGATGTTAACTGACAAGTCATTCATAAATACCACAGTATGGGGTAAGCCAATACGGTCAAGATATTGGCTTAGTCGAGCGTTCAAGTAGCTCAAGTTTTGATCAATAATACGTTTACGTATATAACTATCTTTGTTAGTTAATAATTTATATAAGAACTCTTGGTGTTCTTTAACACGAACAAGTTCGTTCATTACACTGTAGTCAAATTCAGCTAGGACAGTTTGTCGCATTTCAACAATCTGTTCAGCATACGGATCTTCTTCTGTAGACTTACTTTCAATTTGTGTTTGTAAGCTAGCCACGGTACTACGATGATGTATAGCATCTTCTTCTTTATCATAGTAGACTTTTGGTGGTGTGCCTAGTTCACCTAGTTCTTTTAATGCACCGGTTAGTTCTATCCACTGCCCATTAGTAGTTAGATATTGTTGTGCGGCTTCTTGTAAAGACTTTTCTTTGCCAGCTAGGACTTCTTCATGTTTGGTATCATGTAAGTCTTGACCACAGGCATAACACTTGTGATCTTTTAAATCTTCTATTTCTTTCTTTAATTTCTCAATGGTCTTTTCTTCTCTAGTTTGATCTTGCTCTGCACGTGCGATAGCTTTAGTTAAGTCTGCGATATCTCTACGCCTTTGATCATAAGCGGACAGTTCTTTGTGTGCGGCAATTTCTGCATCGATATCTAATTTAAGCAGTTCATCTAATGCATCTTGTAATTTGCGTGTATCATCTTTGTGTTTGGTTAGCCATAACATCTGACGACGCTGTAGGCTTTCAACTTGCTCTTCAATTTTCTTATTAGCATCTTGCACTGCTTTGATCTTAAACTCTTCCTGTTGGATGGCGTCCCTTGTGGCCTTACTTTGCTCTTTGAGTGCTTCTGCTTTCTCACTCAATAAGGTAATACCTAACAGTTGTTCGATGATAGTGCGTTGATCATTGGGCTTCAGTGCAA